TTTTGGTTTTTGGTGTTTTTTTTTTTTTTTTTTTTTGTTGGCTTGTTTGCTGGGCTTTTATTTGAAGGTGAACCAGCTGTAAACACCTTTTCATTTGTCGATCGGGTCGCACTGGCGTTCCTCCGACCTGGTGTGAATAGGTCTAGTAGTCAACCAGTGACGACAGCGCTTGTGAGTCAATAATGCTAAACCCGTGGGTCAACACTACAACACAAAGCATAGGATAGACATCTGAAAAGGATAGGTCACAGATGGTGAGCCAGAAAAGTGAGAGGTCCTCTTTCGTAACGAGATCCGGCCAAGTTGTGGCTCCACTGAGCATATCTTCGATTAAACCCTTGTGAACAGCGAACTGTTTCACATGGTAGCTGATACCTTCTAAGCTATACTTACCACCCGAACGAGTCAGATGGTAATTAGCACGTTGAACGAAAGCATCACGGATGATATGACAGAAACGGAACTCGTAACAATGAGAGAGGGCTTTTCCGGCCATGTACTCATCGTCAGAAACAGATTGGTTGGCGTTAGGTCTGCAGTTAAATTTAGCCAAAACCTTGCCGATGAATGGCAACATGACATGCGACACCTCACCCCGAGTAACAGGAATGAAGTGCTTCGAAAGAAAATGCATGCGATGCAAAGTCGGTGACGTAGTCACCTTGGCGTCCATTCTAGCAAGTTTTGCTATTTGCTCATAGTGATAGGCGCAACGCCGTACCCTACGAGGCAACCCACAGACCATATCGTCGCCCAATATGCAGACGATGGATCCATGCACCCTGTATTTATGTGCCCATGCGTTATAAATAACCAAATTCCAGAAGCTATTGCGAAATGTAGTGTCTGTTGCACCGGTAGCAAGTTGGTTCTCAACGATGGCGGACACGCCATACTTCGAGTTATACGCTGTGAACTTATTGCTAGTCTTGTGCAAATCGACAAACCATTTCGGGCACCCTAACCGCCTCATGAACATGCACTCGAGCTCCTGAACATCCTTAACCTGTGTTTTGTCATTGGAGGAGAAATCGGCCTCCATATAACTCTGACAACGATGTTGTGTCATAAACGATGCTATCTCAGGAGTGTGCTGTTTGTAAGCTACCATAAACTTGAAAGACTTGGCATTAGTCTCGGTAGATTTAAACCTGTCCATGAGCACCTTGAAGATGGGTCCACTGATCATATTGTAATAGTCAGTGCCCTTAAATATCACTCTAGGTGCTACGGTTTCGTGCGGCTTCACGAGAGCTTCTATCTTGGTAAACAACTCCTTGCGCGAGTAGTCACCAAGTCGTTCTAGGCCCTGGTTCTGGTATTCTTTCCGCATTCTTGCCTGTTTTTCGGAGTCAAATTGATTGACCCATTGATCAAAGAGATCAGGATCCCAATCAAAGTCGGGCATTTTCCTAGGAACCAACTCACGAATGAGGTGACGTGCCGATGCGCGTATCCGTCTGTCGACACGTGCGGTGGTCCTGAAATTGACACGCTTATTAAAAGCGCTTAGAAAATCCTCCCGGCTTGTCGTAGTGAGATATGGGATCTTGTCTCCAATCACGGGTCCGAGGTATCCTTGCTGGCCGTTGCCAATACGCTCGCCCCTAGCGAGTGCGTTACCGTCGTGAACACGGGCTTTAACAGCCATCGAAAACCTCAACTGAGGCTGTGTCCGGTAACCTGGTGCACCCCTAGTGGCTCGAGAGACGTACGGCATGGCGACGTTCAACCCTGGGGGTTGCTTTTGCGGGTGGCTTTTGCGGGTGGCGGGTGGCGG